CAATACCATCGGTATCACTAACCTCTGTGTTTAAATCTCGTGTACGCCAAGCACCTAATGTGAATGTACCACCAGCAACATTGTATGCTTTTTGGTCGCAGATGACAGCAACCGAAGCATACAAACCACCAGCAGCCGCAGCACTTGTCCAATCAGTACCATCACTGGTTAAGACATTACCACTTGTAGAAGGTGCTGTATTAATTAGAGTACCAGTAGCATCTGGCAGGGTTACTGTTCTATCTGTGGCTGTTGCTGGTGGGGTAATGGTAAATATACCTGCTCCACTCGCATTGCCTTGAATTTTTAATTTAGCCATAATATATCCTTACACGATTGTCCAAGTTGAACCAGTTGGTACTGTTACGCTAACGCCAGTATCAATGGTTATTTCACCAGCACTCATAGCGTTATTGCCAGAAGCGATTGTATAGTTAGCACTGATAGTATTAGCGTGTTCAAATAATCCCTCTGTTACGGTATTACCACCACCACCAATAGCACCCCAAGCCGAGCCGTCATATCCCTCAAATGAAGTATCACTTGAATTGAATCTTAAATAACCAGCAGTGGGTGAACCATCTCTTTGTGCGGTTGTGCCAGATGGCATCTTAACTGAACCAGTAGTTGCTGTCTTTTCAGCAATAGCAGTAAAGTTAGCATCCATCTCACTGTGAGATAAAGCACTTCCCTTGCCAGACCTTGTTGTAATAGCCATAATCTATCCTATATTAAATAAGTACCAGATGAATCCTTATAATGTGTTTCGCAATATTCACGACAAGAAACTTGAATTAATCCACTCTGATCGGTTTCTGTTGATAATATCATAAACTTACGCACTCTATCTAACACATCGTGATTAATTGATATTATATCACCCACTTCTAAATGAGCATTTTTAACTGTGGTGGCAAATGATAGTGCTAATGGTGTTTGTCTAATACGGTTTCCAGAAACATCTTCACTATAACGCATTGTATTCAAAGTGATTTCGCCAAGTTGTCCAGCTTGTGTAGCATTAGTAATGCCTTTAATATCTAAAGTCTTTTCAACTATTTGTCCATCTAATGCTTGTAGTGTTGAATCTTCTTTAACGACTTGTGCTGATAACCAATTGTCGGTTGGATTAACATATTTAACAATAATCTTATTAGCAATATCTCTGTTGCCTTTCATTGATATATTAAGGCTATTATTAATAAAATCATCATCAGTTAAAGCAGCAATAGTTGATTGTGATTTAGTATCGATCTTCAACTTCCACTTACTATCTGAATGAACAATAGAACCACGACAAGTTGCTAATATATCTTGAATAATAGATTGAATATTTGCTTGTTGTATTAAAGCATAATTACAAGACCAACTGTTTGTATTACAATCAGTCTTGGCTTGATAGAATGTAGCAATATCAATATCAGCATCATCAATAGATAAAGCAGTTGTTAATAAGTCTAATACAATCTCTGCTGGATTAGTTGAATAAGTTGTTGCTGTACTGATCGTTGAAGCATCAGTAATTGTTCTAATCTCTTTGCCTTCCATCTCAACAGTAAGATTAACGAGCTGGGTATTATTATTCTGCTGACCATCAAATATTTGGTGAACCGCTAAATAAGCAACATCAGCTGGAATAGTAATATTATCAAGACCAAGCGTTGAGCCAGTTGATTCAGAACCAGCAGTGTCAGTTACAAAATTCACAGTATTTAGGCTTGTTGATGTAGATGAAGCGTCATACCATTTAATTTGTGCTCCAGAACTTTGATATTTGTTGCCACTAATTAAGGTTAATTCTTCTTCGTTTCCATATATCTTAGTAATATCATTGATGTCGTGTCCAGCAATAGCAATGATCGCCCAAAAATCACGGTTATATCCTTTAGCCGCATCATCACCAGAAATAGCTGTATTCGTTGTTTGGTAGATGATATTTCCAGCAATACGGTGTTTGCCATATATAATCGGAACTGGGTTAATGTTAGACTTCTGTGTCTGTAATTTAATACCAGAATATGAATCTGTGCCGCCAACATCAGCTACATCTGGTGTCAGAGCAGAACCAGCGATTGAAGCACCAGCCAAAGTAGCACCAACTAAAACAGCACCGTATGCCCAGATGTTAGTTGTTAATCCAGCTAATACTGGTGCGAAGTATGCTAATGCTAAACCAGCAATAACCTTAACTGTATCACCCATTATTAATCCTCATAATCAAACAACTCTCGTCTAATTTCTTATGTACTGTGCGTTCCATATCTTCGTTATAAACCCAATAGGTAAATTGATTAATAGCAACACCAACTGAAGTACGAGTCAGCACTATATCGTCTTTTTTAGCATCTTTCACTTTTGAGCAAAAACTTCTAAAGAAAGCAATATGGTCTTTACGACCTAAGAACTTCTTTTCATCTTTGACGAATGTGTCCATATCTTTAACAGTCCATCCTTTCCATTTATGTGGCAAAGCATATCGTAAGTTAAGATAATTATAGGTAGTAGTAAAACAATTATTCATTATGTGTTTTGTCTGCCCCAATATACAGTGTCATTAATAGCATCTACAATTGAAGCAAATTCATTCTGATTATAGGTTCTTGCTGGATATGGTTTTGCCCAATGAGTGAACTTTGTGGTCAATGTACCTTGTAGTGCTTGTGATGTTGCCGAGAATGTGTCAATTACACCCTCAAACAAAGTATAAGAGTCTTTAGTAAATGCAGCAATTTCAAGTCGTGGATAAGCCACCGTTGAATTATCCGCTACACCAAATTCGTATGTATCTGATCCGACAGTTTGTGCAGGTGGTGTGAACATAACTCTGATTATCTTACATCTATTGTTTCGCCATTCAGACGCTAATGCTTTAGTAGTTAAAGCACCATTAATATTATCAATAGATACATTAATTGAATCAGAAGCCATAGATGAATCTTCTACTAAACGATCAAAGGTAATGGATAGTGGTGTATATTCATTCGTGCCGTCATATACAAATAAATCATTATCCGTAAAGTAAAGCGTTTCATCAAACGTGTTATCCAAGTTATACATATCAAATTCAAAAAGATGAATAACAGCAAGAGCATCATCTGATCGAACATCATTAGTTATGGTTTTCAATTAAGCACCTCGATAATATCAGCCTTACATATATACATATTATCAACACGCCTTGAGTATTTAAAACTGTCTTTCATAAACATAGCTTTAGTTAAGTATTCTTCATTACTAACAATATAATCAGTAACAACATAATCATCAACATTAACTATGTATTCTTCTGGGTTAATATATGGCGAACCTTCTTCTGGAATACCAAACACGCCCATAATCCCAGCCTTTTGGCGATAGTATTTTAATATCTTCAAGAAGTCTGCTTCTTGTAATAACCAGTTTAATACCCACTTCTTGCGTAAACCGTTCTTATCTTTAATGTGTCTTGCTGATTGACCGATATTACTAAAGATTGAATTAGACATATATTCATAATCTATTTGGTATGGTGTGGCTGTATTTAATACGACTTCAAATGTATCATCTGTTGATGTGATTGGTGTGTAACTTGATGATTGACTAAAGGCTGATTGGTATTCTGTATAGTTAAAGAATACACTTGATATTAATTTAATCGTGCCGTTATAAACCGTTGGTGCTGTAACTCTAAACTTAAACTCTTTAAACGCCCACACACTTGAATTAATACCCATTACATCTGGTCGCAAGTCGTGAATATCATCAACATCAATAATCACCGTATTAGAGTGATTGGCTTCGTATGATTCTTTTAAATCATTGAATTGAGTAAAGTTAAGATTCTTATAACTAATCTGTATTTCAATCGCTGGAATAGATGAATTAACAATCCTCTGATTCTTGCCAGAATTAAACTCTAATGCGTTACCCCGCTTTAGCCATTCCTCAACATTAAAGTGGCTATGATTAGCCAGTAAAGTTGCTGTAAGATTATTCATTAGACTACTTGCTTGATTGTTCTTCTAACTGAACCATTGCTTGTTAGAGATGAATTAATAATGCCCTCAATTGTACCTCTATTATTTACAAGATAATTATTAAATGATACGGCATCAATGGCTTGTACGTTAAAGTTAATCTCGGCAGTTGTTACTTGACTAGCACCACCACCGACACTATATCCTTTGTTCATTGCTTCAATGGATGCTCTATTCTTAGCCGCACCGCCACGATTAATAACAGCTTCACCAACTTGTAATTTAGCCATACGTTCATCTGATCGAACACCAGTATGGAATGATGGGATACGAGTTGAACCAATAGCACCACCAGTATGTTTAACTTCGGCAGTACCAGTATGCAAGAATCCTAACATACCAGCAATTGGTCTAACAATTTGTGACCGAATAGCAATTCTTATTAAATCAGCAATAATAGCATTAGCCATATCTTTGAATGACGTTTTAACACCCATTGCCATATTAACAAAGGCATCTTCAATACCTTTAGCAACACCCATACCAACTTTTTTATAATCGGTTGCTTTGTTTGCGTATTCTTTAAAACCCTCTGCTGCTTTCTCAAGTGATGTCTTTTGCTTTACTATGGATTCATTAGTGTCATCTTGTTGTGCTTTTAAATCTTTTAACACTTGAATAAACAACTGTAATCGTTGTTCGGCATCTGGCATTTTCTTCAGAAGAACCGCTAATGTTGTACCACCTAATTCAAACGCTTTATTCATTCCATTAATTGCAAATTCA